AGATTAAAAAATGCTGCCGCAACAAAGAAACTAGCCATATTCGATGCTTTTGAAATACTTAACCGTATGCAATTAGAAGAAGATATGCTAAATGAAAAACCTAAAGAAGTTAAAATAGAAAAAACTTTTAAAGGTTTTGCAGAAGGGAGAAGCAAGTGATTTACGAACAGACTCTTTGGGAAGAAGTTAAAGAAGTTGTAAATCCTAAGATACTAGCTAAAAACAATAGATTTAAAAAATGGGAGTATGGTTATAACTCTGATTATGATTTTATAGTAATAAGTAAAACCGGAAAAATTGGACAAATCATTGAAATACAAAATCTCAGGATTGCTTTACCAGCAACAGATGAACCGTTTAAACGAGGTAAAGAAAAAGCGGAACAGTATTGGGAAAAACAAGAATACCCAAAAGAGTTAAGTAGAATAAAAAGTATATTTGACTGGGAAGAATACCCGTCTGAATTTAAAGAAAAGTGGTACGATTATATAGATGAAGAATTTAAAAGAAGAGAACAAGGTTACTGGTTCTATAATAACGGTGTTACTACTTATATTACTGGTACTCATTACATGTACCTACAATGGTCAAAGATCGACGTTGGAGCGCCAGATTTTAGAGAAGCAAATAGATTATTCTTTATATTTTGGGAAGCTTGCAAGGCAGATAACAGATGTTACGGCATGTGCTACCTTAAAAACAGACGATCTGGATTTTCATTTATGTCCTCGGCAGAACTTGTTAACCAAGCAACAATATCTAGTGACTCCCGATTTGGTATACTCTCTAAATCTGGATCAGATGCTAAAAAAATGTTTACAGATAAAGTCGTACCAATATCCGTTAACTATCCGTTTTTTTTCAAACCGATCCAGGACGGTATGGATCGTCCTAAAACAGAACTCGCATACAGAGTTCCAGCTTCGAAGCTTACTAGAAGGAAGCTTGAGAGCAATGAGCAACTAAGAGAGTTAGACGGACTTGATACAACTATTGATTGGAAAAATACTGGTGATAACTCTTACGACGGTGAAAAGCTAAAATTATTAGCTCATGATGAAAGTGGTAAATGGGAAAGACCTGATAATATATTAAACAACTGGAGAGTAACAAAAACTACATTAAGACTAGGTAGAAGAATCGTAGGGAAGTGTATGATGGGTTCAACTTCAAATGCATTAGACAAAGGTGGAAGCAACTTTAAAAAACTATACATCAATTCAGATGTTGAAAAAAGAAATAGAAACGGACAAACATCTTCTGGACTCTATAGCTTGTTCATACCTATGGAGTGGAATTACGAAGGATTCATTGATACTCATGGATTTCCTGTCTTCATTGGAGGGAAAGATACAGTCAAAGGAGTTGATGGTTATGACATTGCAGGCGGAGTTATCGAGCATTGGGAAAACGAAGTTGATGGATTAAAAGATGACTCAGACAGTTTAAACGAATATTACAGACAGTTTCCAAGAACTGAACAACATGCTTTTAGAGACGAAGCAAAAAACAGTTTATTTAATTTAACTAAAATATATCAACAAATAGATTTTAACGAAGAAATGGCTAATGAGAAAGTCGTTACTAAAGGTAGTTTTATTTGGGAAAATGGAATTAAAGATACTAGAGTTTGTTTCATGCCAAACAAAGATGGTAGATTTTTAATATCATGGATACCGCCATCTAATTTACAAAATAAAATAATTTTAAAAAACGGTTTAAAATGGCCTGCAAATGAGCATGTTGGAGCTTTCGGTTGTGATAGTTATGACATATCAGGAACTGTTGATGGTAAAGGTTCTAATGGATCGCTACATGGTTTAACTAAGTTTTCTATGGAAGACGCACCACCGAATCATTTCTTTTTAGAATATATATCAAGGCCTCAAACAGCTGAGATATTCTTTGAAGATGTTTTAATGGCTTGTATATTTTATGGCATGCCAATACTTGCTGAAAATAATAAGCCTAGATTACTATATTATTTTAAAAGAAGAGGTTATAGAGGTTTTTCTATTAACAGACCTGATAAAATTTGGAACAAACTTTCTACAACTGAAAAAGAAATAGGTGGAATACCTAACTCTAGTGAAGATATTAAGCAAGCTCACGCGGCTGCTATAGAAAGTTATATAGAAGAAAACATTGGATATTTAGAAGACAAGACTGGTGATATGTATTTTCAAAAAACACTAGAAGATTGGGCTGTTTTTGATATAAACAATAGAACTAAACACGATGCTTCTATAAGCTCAGGTTTAGCTATTATGGCTTGTAATAAAAATAAATACAGGCCTAACCCAATAATATTAAAAAACAAAGTTGATCTAGGTATTAAAAAATACAACAATAAAGATATTATCTCTAAAATTAATAAATAAATGCAAATAACAACTTATAACGGCAGTTCTTTTCCTGATCAGGTAGTACCTGATGAGGTTAAAGCTTCTATGGATTACGGCAGGCAGGTTGGTAGAGCTATCGAAGGTGATTGGTTTTCCGGAACTAGAACCGGCGTGCAAGGTAGATATAATACTAATTATAATAATTTTAGAAACTTAAGACTATACGCAAGAGGAGAACAATCAGTACAAAAATACAAAGATGAATTAGCTATAAACGGCGATTTATCTTATTTAAATTTAGACTGGAAACCTGTTCCAGTTATACCTAAGTTTGTGGATATTGTAGTGAATGGCATGGATAGCAAGCTGTATGAAGTAAAAGCTTTTGCACAAGATCCAAGTTCTTTAAAGCAGAGAACTAACTATGCTCAAACTATAATGCGAGATATGCAGGCTCAAGATCTTATAAACAAGATTAAAGATGTAACAGGCATGGATATGTATTCTACTTCAAATCCTCAAGATCTTCCTCAAAACAAAGAAGAGTTAGATGTTCATATGCAGTTGACATACAAACAATCTATAGAGATAGCAGAAGAAGAGGCTATAAATAACACATTAGAGCTTAATAAATATGATTTAACTAAAAGAAGAATATGTGAAGACTTGGTTGTATTAGGTATTGGTGCTGTTAAAACTAGTTTTAATTTATCTGAAGGAGTAACCGTTAAGTATGTTGATCCAGCTTCGTTAGTATACTCTTATACTCAAGACCCTAATTTTCAAGACCTTTGGTACGTGGGAGAAGTTAAGTATATAAGTTTAAATGAACTTAAAAAAGAGTTTCCATCATTAAGCGAAAAAGACTTAGAAACCATACAGCAATATCCAGGAAGTGCTAGTTATAATTACCAATTCAATGGTAGAAACGATGGAAATAGTGTGGCTGTACTATACTTTGAATATAAAACTTATCAAGATCAAGTTTTTAAAATAAAAGAAACAGCTACAGGTTTAGAAAAAGCATTACAAAAACCAGATACTTTTAAACCACCTAAAAATGATAATTTTGATGTAGTTTCAAGATCTATAGAAGTACTATATTCAGGAGCTAAAATACTAGGACATGATATGATGTTAAAGTGGGAAATGGCTAGAAATATGACTAGGCCTGATTCTAACTTAGTAAAAGTTAATATGAGTTATAGCATGTGTGCTCCTAAAATGTATAAGGGTCGTATAGAGTCTTTAGTAAGTAGAATGACAGGTTTTGCTGATATGATACAATTAACTCATTTGAAACTACAACAAGTATTAGCTAGAACAGTACCAGATGGCGTTTATCTTGACGTAGACGGCTTAGCAGAAGTAGATTTAGGCAATGGCACTAATTATAATCCAGCAGAAGCTTTAAATATGTATTTTCAAACTGGTAGTATATTAGGTAGGTCAATGACTCAAGATGGCGGAATGAATCCTGGAAAAGTGCCTATACAAGAATTACAGTCAGGAAGTGGTGGTGCTAAAATGAATGCTTTAATACAAACTTATCAATATTATTTACAAATGATAAGAGACGTAACGGGTCTTAATGAAGCTAGAGATGGAAGTGCCCCTGATAAAAACGCTTTAGTAGGCTTGCAGAAATTAGCTGTAAATGCTTCTAATACCGCTACTAAACATATACTACAAGCTAGTTTATATTTGTCAGCAAAGACTTGTGAAGATATAGCATTAAGAATATCAGATGCATTAGAATATCCTTTAACAAAAGAAGCTTTAAGATCTAGCATAAGTGCATATAACGTAGGAACACTAGAAGATATGTATAGACTAAATATGTTTGAATTTGGTATATATTTAGAAATGGTGCCTGACGAAGAGGAGAAGCAAACATTAGAACAAAATATACAAATAGCTTTAAAGTCACAATCTATAAATCTTGAAGATGCTATAGAGATAAGGGATATAAGAAATCTTAAATTAGCTAATCAAGTTCTTAAAATAAAAAGAAGAAAGAAGCAAGAACAAGATCAAGCGGCTTCTCAAGCTAATATTCAAGCGCAAGCAAATGCTAACGCGGAGGCTTCTGAGAGATCTGCTTTAGCTGAAATGCAGAAGCAGCAGGCTTTAGCTGAAACAACATTGCAAATAGAAAAAGGTAAATCAGAGTTTGATATAAACAAAGCTAGACAAGAGGGCCAAATAAAAAGAGAGTTAATGCAAGCCCAATTTGAATTTGATAAACAGCTAAAACAAATGGAAATTGATAAGTTAATTACCAGAGAAGAAGCTATAGAAGATAGAAAAGATAAAAGAATAAGATTAGAAGGACAACAGCAAAGTCAAATGATTTCACAAAGGCAGCAAGATGGATTACCAATTAATTTTGCTAGTGATGCAGCTGCTGCTAATAAAAGCGTAAATGAACTTTCAAAAGACAATCAAGAAATGATGTCTAATGAACAACAACAAATAAGCTAAGCTTATATTATTAATTATTATATTATATTATGTCAGAAGAAGTAAAAGAAACAGCTGGCGGAGAGCTAACTCAAGGTGAGTTTAAAATAAAAAAATCACCTAAAAAATTAGTTAATCAAGATCCGATAGCAAAAGTAGATTTAAGTCAACCTAAGAAAGTAATTGAAGAAACTATTACTAAAGTTGATTTAACAAAAAAAGAAGAAAAAGAACCTGTTGAGGAGGAACAAACCCCTATAATACAGGAGATTAAAGAAGAAGAAATAAAAGAAGAGGTTAAAGAGGTAACCAAAGAATTAAAAGAAGCAGTAAGAGATGAAAAAGTAGCAGGAAGACAACTACCTGATAATATAGAAAAACTAGTTTCTTTTATGGAAGAAACAGGTGGTGATGTTGAAGACTACGTTAGATTAAACACTGATTACTCTAAGGTTGATGATAATTCTTTACTAAGAGAATATTACAAAAATACTAAACCACATCTTGATCATGAGGAAATATCTTTTATAATGGAAGATAATTTTAAAATTGATGAAGACTTGGATGAAGAGCGAGATATAAAGAAAAAGAAACTTGCCTTCAAAGAAGAAATTGCTAAAGCCAAAAACTTTTTGGAAGAAACCAAGAGTAAATATTACGACGAGATCAAGTTGAGACCGGGCGTTACTCAGGAACAACAAAAAGCTATGGACTTTTTCAATAGATACAACGAGAACAAAAAAGTAGCCGCAGACAAGCACGAACAGTTTGTTAATACAACTAAAGAATATTTTACTAAGGATTTCAAAGGTTTTGAGTTTAACTTAGGAGATACTAAATTTAGTTATAATATTAACAATACTCAAGAGGTAATTGATCAACAGTCTGATTTAGAAAAATTCGTAGGGAAGTTCCTAAACGAAGAAGGAAGAATAGACGATCATAAAGGTTATCACAAAGCTTTATACGCTGCTAGAAATGCTGATACAATAGCTAAACATTTTTATGAACAAGGTAAATCCGATGGAATTAAAAATATAGTTAATAAATCAAAAAATATAGATACAGCTTCACGTCCACAAAACAATGAAGATTTATTTATAAATGGTTTTAAAGTAAAAGCAATTTCAGGCATTGATAGTTCTAAGTTGAAAATAAAAACAAAAAATAACAAAAACTAAAAACTATATAAATGAGTTTACAAACAGGCGGGAGTTTTCCTGCATCTATAGTTCCTTCTCAAAAGAGAATGGCACTAGAAACTAATTTCCTAGAATTCAATACTGGATCTGGAAAGGATTTCGCACAACAATATCTACCTGAGCTTTACGAAGCAGAAGTAGAAAGATACGGAAACAGGACTTTGTCTGGTTTCTTGAGAATGGTAGGAGCTGAAATGCCTATGACTTCTGATCAAGTTATTTGGTCTGAACAAAATAGACTACATGTAGCTTACAAAGGCTTAGCAGCTAATATTTCACAATCTGCTGCTGGAAATCCTGGTGGAGCAGGTGTTGGTAACGATGTTACTATTACGCCTTCTTTAGTTAACTCTGGAACACCTGGTGCTGATTTAACTAAGCATGCTATTAGAGCTAACCAAACTGTATTGATCTCTGATCAAGCTACTGGTTTAGTTACTGCTAAGTTATTAGTAATTAGTGTTACTGATACTGACATCGTATGTAGATTATACGGAACAAGTACTGTGCCTGCTGGATTACTTTTAACTAACAATGTAAACATATTTGTTTACGGTTCTGAATTTAGAAAAGGAACAGTTGGAATGCAAGGTTCTATTGAGCCAAGCTTCACTCAGTTCTCTAACAGACCTGTAATTATCAAAGATACTTACGAAATCAATGGTTCTGATACTGCTCAAATTGGGTGGGTTGAAGTTGCTACTGAAGACGGAACATCTGGATACTTATGGTATTTAAAAGCTGAGTCTGAAACTAGATTACGTTTTGAAGATTATCTTGAAATGCAAATGGTTGAAGGTGAAGATTCTAAAACTGTTGCAGGTGGTGCTACAGCTCTTAGTGCTTTAAGCTACGAAGGATCACAAGGTTTATTTGCTGCTATCGAAGATAGAGGTAATGTGTATTCTGGTTTTGCTGGAGCTGCTGCTCCTGGTTCAGGTGCAATTGCAGACTTTGATGAGATATTAAAAAATCTAGACAAGCAAGGTGCTATTGAAGAAAACATGTTATTCTTATCAAGATCTACGGCTCTTGACTTTGATGATATGATTGCTGCTCAAGCTGGTGGAGGTTTTGCTTCTACTGCTGCTGCTTCTTATGGTCTTTTTGACAACGAAGCTGAAATGGCAATGAATTTTGGATTTTCAGGATTTAGAAGAGGTTCTTATGACTTTTACAAAACTGACTGGAAATATCTAAATGACGCTTCTACAAGAGGATTAGACAAAGAGATTGATGGTGTTTTAGTTCCTGCTGGAACTTCTACAGTATACGATCAAATGTTAGGATCTAACATTAGACGTCCTTTCTTACATGTAAGATACAGAGCTTCTGAAACTGAAGATAGAAGATTCAAAAACTGGATTACTGGTTCAGTTGGCGGAGCTTATACTTCTGATTTAGATGCTATGACTGTAAACTTCTTATCTGAAAGATGTTTAGTAACACAAGCTGCAAACAATTTCGTATTGTTTAAAGGAGCTTAATTATTATATAACGAGAGTGGCTCTTGTCACTCTCTTTATTAATCTTTTAAATAATAAGAATTATGCAAAGTTTTATAAAAGTAAAATACAATGCTTTAGCTGCTGCTGGGGATATTCAAAAGTACTTAACATTAAATGTTGAGAATGCTTATAGAGTAGACGTAGTTGCTGGTAATGCACGTATTTATTATAACATACCTTCGAGCTCTGGCAAAATATGGTACGTTGATATGGATTTTTCTGGTACTTTAGTAGCAGCTGACGTTACTCAACTAGAAAATCTTATAACTTCGGTCCAACAAGAACCTTTGTCGATTGAAACATTTTTACCACAAACTGATAATGACTTCTATTTAACTGCTTTTGCTGTTAATGAAGATGTTTATCCTTAATATATAGATTATGGCAAACATGAAAATAAAAATAAATAGTACTACAACCCCTTTGAAGGTTAATGCTGCTATAAACATAACAACAGCTGGGTCTAGTAATACACCTGGAACCTATGCTGCTGCAGCTTTTACTAACAGCGGTACTGGTACTGGAGCTGCTATAACTGTAGTTATTGGTGCTGGTGGTAATGCTACTAGCGCAACTGTAACTGCTGGTGGTGACGGCTATCAAGCTAGTGATGTATTAACATTTTCAGGTATTACAGGTGGAGATGTAGTAGTTGCTACTGTTGCAGCTGCTGATTTAGATGTAGATAGCGCTTTAGGTAGTCAAGCTATAGTACCAGTGGATGACATATACTGTGTTATACCTGAAGGTGACGGTGATACTGTTAGTTTAGAACAATTACAAGTTGAACACAATAGACAATGGTTATTAACACTAAACGGTGGAGGCACAGGTAACTATGCCGCTATTGCTAGTGCTGTTAATAATTGCGTAGTCGCTGCTCAGAGAGATCCTTTATCAATGCCTGTTTTAGGTGGTGATAATTTTCCTCTTCCTGATGGGGTTACTATTTCAAAAGCTGAATTAAGCTAAAACAATAATAAGGCCCTATTTAGGTAGGGTCTTTTTTAATTATTATATTATATTATATTATGGAAACAAAAGAAAAGAAAAAGCCTGTGGCTAAGGCCCCAGCAACTCCTGAAGTAAAAAAAGAAACTTGGGAATATAAAGATAGAAATTATTATCTTTTAGGAAATAGAAATCCTCTAACATATACGCTACCTAGTCGACACAACACTAGATACCCTTTAGTTACGTTTGACGATAAAGTGGGTTATGAAAGAGAATTAAGATATGCTACTAATCAAAAAAGTATTTTTGTAGACGAGCAAGAAGGACAAATAACTTTAAAGCACGTAGTGTTTGAAAATGGTCATTTGATGGTTCCTAAAGAAAAAAGAAACTTACAAGAGTTTTTAAATAAACACCCTCATAAAGACTTAATATATTCTGAATATGATCAAGTTGAAGAGGCTATAGATGAAGTTGAAGATTTAGAATTAGAACTAATAGCTATGAATGCTGCTATGGAAATGGATATTGATTTTGCAGAAGCTATATTAAGAGTTGAGATAGGATCAAGCGTTAGTAGTTTATCTTCTAAAGAATTAAAAAGAGATTTGCTACTTTTGGCTAGAAGAAATCCTGCTCTATTCATAGAACTAGCTAATGATGAAAATGTTCAACTTAGAAATTTTGCTATTACAGCAACAGAGGCTAACATAATAAAGCTTTCTGCAGACAATAGAACATTTACTTGGGCTAGTAATAACCGTAAGTTAATGAATGTTCCTTTTGATGAAAATCCGTATTCAGCAATGGCTGCGTGGTTTAAAACAGACGAAGGACTTGAAGTTTATAAGTCTATAGAGAAAAAGACAAAATAACAAGTGATTATAAATAAGGGTGGTTAACGCCACCCTTTTTTTTTAAAAAATATTAAAATGGCAATAAACGTAAATACCGTATACACAACAGTATTAAGTATCCTTAATAAAGAACAACGTGGTTACTTAACTCCTTATGAGTTTAATCAAATAGCTACGCAAGTACAATTAGAAATATTTGAAAAGTTTTTTGAAGACTACAACCAGTATATACGTATGCCTAAAACAAGTGTAGAGTTCGCCTCTAGAATGGACCACATAATGGAAGAGTTTCAAATATTTGAAAAGACTGGACCATCTATAACTATTCCAGCTGGTAGTGCTCAAACAGATAATGTATATAATCAACCTAGTGATCTACATAGGTTTGGTTCTGTATCATGGAATAAAGGACTTAATTCTCCACCTATAGAAATACTCAGCAATAGAGATTACAATCAAATAAAACTATCTCCTTTAACACAACCTACAAATAATTTTCCTGTTGCTAAATACCAGCAAGATAAAATAACAGTTTTTCCAAGCGCTGCGCCTTATGCTAGTTCTGACGTTACATTTACCTATATTAGAAAACCATTAGATGTTGTTTGGGCTTATAAACTTGGTACTTTAGGTCAATATCTATTTAATGATTCTTCTAACCCAGTAGACACTGGCGTTATACCATCTACTGGTTTTGTTGATTTTGAAATAAGCGAAAGTCAGCAAACTGAAGTTATTTTACAAATATTAAAATACTCAGGTGTAATAATAAGAGATCCACAAATAGTACAAGCTGCTTCAAATGAGTTAGCTCAAAATGATGCTAACACTAAAAGATAATAAAATATGGGACTAATAACTGAAACTAATGCACAATACTATTCTGGTCAACAAGATTTTGTAATTTCAATACTTCCGGCTACAATTTTAAACCCTACTTTTAATTGTACTTTTAACACACCTGTTGTCAGCGCATATAACAGTGCTGGAGTTCAAATAGGTTCAGCTTCTAATTACACTATATACATATTAATAGCTGGTACATATGTAGCTCAAGCTGAAAACTTATCTTATGTATCTGATTCGTTAAACAACGTTATAACACTCACTGGAACTTATGGAGGAGATTCTTATGTAGAATTAAAAAAAGACGCTATAGGAGATAATTATGGTAGTTATGAATACATAAGTTTAAAAGACATAGTAAACAATTTTATAGTTGCTTATGTAGGTATGGATAAATTAATACCTAGAGCTAAAAGATCAGACATTGTATTTCATGCTAAAAGAGGCTTACAGGAATTTAGCTATGATACTTTGAAGAGTGTTAAGTCTCAAGAACTAACCATACCTCCAAACTTAGGTGTTCCAATACCTCAAGACTATGTAAACTACGTTAGATGTTCTTGGATAGATGAGAGTGGTGTTCAGCATATAATATACCCAGTTAACAATTTAACAACATCACCTGATCAATTACCTCTTCAAGATAGCCAAGGTATTCCCACGCAAAATGCTTTTTCAGGAAACAACTTAGCTGAGCAGTCAATTACTGAAGATCGTTGGAACTCGTCAGAAGGTTCAAATATAGATGGATCAATAGAGAATAATTCTAATGTTTATAGCAGGGCTTGGTGGAAATTAAACTTTGGCCAAAGATATGGATTAGATCCTCAGGTGTCACAACAAAATGGATGGTTTCAAATAAATGAAAGATTAGGTACATTTACTTTTTCTAATAATTTAGTAAATAAATTAATAGTTCTTGAGTATATATCAGACGGTTTAGCTTATGATATGGATTCTAAGGTGCCTAAGATGGCCGAGGATGCATTATATGCTCATATAAGCCATTCTATATTAGCTTCAAGATCTAACGTGCAAGAATACATTGTTCAAAGATATAAAAAAGAAAGATCAGCAAAGCTTAGAAATGCTAAAATAAGGTTATCTAATATCAAGCTAGATGAAATAGTTCAAGTTATGAGAGGTAAATCTAAATGGATTAAAAACTAGATATGGCTGAAATAAAAAACAACTTTATAAAGTCTAAAATGAACAAGGATTTAGACGATAGATTATTGTCTAATGGAGAATATAGAGATGCTGTAAATGTTAGTGTAAGTAGATCAGAAGGTGAAGACGTCGGTGCTTTAGAAAACGTATTAGGTAATAAACTAATAACTGACTTTGGTTTATCTGCTATAGTTAATTTAGAAATAATAGGTTATCTAAGCGATGATGCTAATAATAGAGTATTTTTTATAGCCACAAACTATACTGACTTTTCTGATGACACATTAAGTAATCCAGCTCCTTCTGGATCATCTTGCTATATACTAATGAGTGATCTTAAAAACAATACAAATGAAATACTTGTTCAAGGCAGGTTTTTAAATTTTTCTAAGACACACCCAGTGTATCACTTAGATCTAGTAGAAGACTTATTATTTTGGACAGACGATAGAAACCAGCCTAGAAAAATAAATATAGCTAAAGCTATAGTTAACAGTGGGTACTATGTCAATGAAGATACAATATCTGTAGCTAAGTATTTTCCTTACAACGCTCCTTTCATGTATGATACTTTGGTCTTGTCTAGTGTAACTACCAATAATAGCAACATTTGTACATCAAGCATTGCTAATGCTGATACTCTTAGAGCTGGAATGCAGATATTAACTCCAACCAGTTTTGCCGAAAGGTTTCAAAAACCTGTGTTTATTATATCCGTTAGTTATGCTACAACAGGCTCTAGTGTTGGTCAATTTATTGTTTCACAAAATCTACCTGCAGGAACAAACCAATTTACTTTTATATATCCTACTTCTCAAAACAGAACTGATGAATTTATAACACCTAGCTCTATGGCTAGCTTTGTTTCTATAGCTGGTGCTAGCAATCCTTTTACAGTATCTTTTAACGAGCAAACACACCCGCTGCCGAGCGTTGCCCCTATGAGCTTACAGAGTAATATGTTAGTTACTTGCCCTGGTAA